GAAGAGTGTTGTTGACCCTGCAACAGTGCCTTGAACCTGATCTCCGATCAAATACACATTAAGCAGAGAGCTTGTACCTGACTGCCATAGACCTTTGTAACCCGTAACACTTGTCGGACGAATCCACATATCTACTGTAAAGTCGCCAGAACTTAGGTCGATATTATCGTCAGAGGTTACAAAATCGTCTGTGCCATCAAGCAGGAGTGACGCTGAACCAAACTTGGCTTGGGCTGTTGAAAGCTGCGCGTTTCCATCTGCGGTAAATGCAGAACCGCCAGTTGGCGTTAGGGCATCAGCAGATACACCAGTGACCTCTACTGTTGCACCACCCACAACAGCAGCAGTGCCAACCTCACCCGTAGCCTCAACACCTGTTGGGAATACATTCGCCTCGGCAACAATCGAAACGCCGCCAACGCCGCCAACGGCTTCAAGCCCCGTTACCGGGACATTGGCCTGACCAGTCGCCGTTACTGTGCCAACGCCGCCTGTCGCCTCTAAGCCCGTTACGTCAACATTCGCCTCGGCAATAACCGAAACAGACCCCACCGCTCCTGTGGCGGAAACACCGTCCACAAAAACCTTGAGGATAGGAGTGCCAAAAGAACCGTCACTCCAGGTGGATCGACCCCACCCTTCATATAGAGTTGACGAGGCCATAACCTAGACCTTACGCGATACGAATGATGGCGTTAGATGCGTCCGCTGTTGGGAATACGATTGTGAAGTCACCCGCCGTTGACGTTTTGTCCGCACCAAAATCAAGCACAACAACCGATGGGTTTGTTACCGAAATCGATGTTGTATTTGGTGTCGTATTATAAATCAACGCGCCACGAGCAGTGATTGTCGCTGTCGTGAATGTCTCATCAGCAAAGTCAGTTAACGCTGTCGTCCCTGAACTTGTCGGATCTACGTTAGTCAAAGCCTGACCACCCGCCGAATACCCTGTGCCGCTTACTTCGTTTGTCGCTGAGTAAGCAGTCGTAGACGCATCAAGCGTAGCGGAGCTTGTGTACAACGCAATGTTGAACGTATCCGCACCGTTTGCAAAATCGTGGACACCGAACAAAAGTTCCTTCTTGAACGATGTACACATGTAGTTACCAGTAAAGGCCATGTCACATTCTCCTTATAAGTTCCGCAAGTTCTGGGTGCCCTGCGTCTGTAAGTGCATTATATACCGTAGTCCTGTCGCTTTTAACAGCCTCTCGTAAGTAAAATCCAACCAACTGTACGATCCGCTTCTTGAACGCATGGGCCTGCGCTTGTATCGCAGGATGCGCCTCATCTGAGACAGAAATAATCTTATCTGCACACCGTTCCGCTATTTCTTCTGGCGTAAAGCCTCGGTTTTGAGTGGTGTGTACCTCAACCTTGAAATCCAGTGTATCACCTTTTGCGCTAGGAATCATGATCTATCTCTTACAACTGGGCCTCTGCGGTACTCATCAATAGTCTCTTGAGCTTCGCCCAGGTTCTTCAATCTAGATACCGCTTCCACGAACCTTTGGTTGTACATCTGCATTACGTTAGCATCGCCCTTCATGTAAATGTACGCCTCAATCAAGCAAGCATACAACAACGCTAACTCTGCGTTCTGTGACAACCAAGTCGTACCATCTTCCGCCCCGGATGTAATAGAAGCAGGGCGATATAGATAGTGAATATCTACGGTATAGCTGGCGTCAGGCGTTGGCGCGATAATAAAGTTATCCACATCGAACTGAGCATAATACTTGGGTTGCCCTGTCGTTGCAGCATCCGGGGTGTACGTCTGTACAAAATCCAAATCTTTATACAACAAAAACTCTTTGCTGCCGCTTACGTCGATGCTTAAAGAAAACGGCGCAAGGAAGTCTGACGGAGCAGCAAGGTACTCGTTGCCGCTGGTCATGTTTCCAAACTGATTCTTTTGGAACAAGTTAAGCTGCACATTTTTTAAAATGCGTTCCTCGGCAAGACGGATAAACAGCGGAAGATTGTTGACAAAAGATGTCTCGTCATTCTCCGTATAATCCTGAATAGCCTGCTTTAGCTGCGCGTATGTAAAACTCATGTCGTTACCACCGTGACTGTTCCAACTGAACCTGCTGCAACTAATTCGTTGTCAGGAGAGATCCCTGGTTGATAGTTAAATCCCACAGGGTTCCAGCCCCACTGCACTGCCCGTTGCTCGGAAAGCTGCGTCTCAGGACGAGGATCTCGTAAAGCCTGCGGATCTGGATACGCCTTGGGTGGATACAACTGCGGATGTTTAGGCTCGAACTCGTCTGGGCCAACCTTGGCCCCCGTCCACTCCACCTTCATCTCACGAAGACGGTAACGGCGACCAGACCGATCAGATATACCCCAAGCATTTTTACCGCTAGCGTATGCCATTATACCCTCAAGTAACTCAAACTAGGCTGCAGTTTCAAAGGAGTCCGACCTTGGTCCTCGTCCGCCGCACGTTGGAACTCTTCTTCATATACCGTCTTCAACAATTGAACGCGCTCCGGCGCACGTTTCATCGCCATGTAATAGGCCAGCCCTGCAACCATACAAGGGAAAAAACGAAACGGCATGTCTGTTGTATTAACCAAAGAATCGGCATCTTCAATCCGACGGACATAATAGTAAATCAACTGATCCGTTGAGTTCTCTGGTACAGCCCAAAGGTTGATTACAGGATCAATCTGCCTGTTCAACCAATACTGGCTAGTACGGCCTTGAGTCGTTTTATTCGGAAGCGTTGCATATTCACCACGGCTAATACGCTCCACCTCAAAGTCCGTGCCATCTCGACGAACCACAACATCAAGAAGATCCACCACATCATCCAGCAACGTCTCTTGCGCTTGACCCTGGGTAAGGGTGATTGTCCCCTGCTTAACTGTCCACAGGTTTAACCCACGGTTAGCCCAGTCTGCAAACATCAGATTCAAGGACCTACGCGCCGTGCGAGCATCGTAGCCCGTGCGGACCTCGAGGCCACAGCGTTCATACGCTTCTTCAATAACCTCGCCTACATCGAGGTTAAAATCTCTTGAACCTGAAGTTGCCATCAGCTGTTTCCTTTAAACGATCCGCCTCGGCCCGCCATTACGCACCCGCCAGCGTTGTAACCTTTAACTTTGCCGCCGTACTTGTAACCTTTTTTAATCATGCCGCCGCCCATGTAGCCGTTCAGCATGCCGCCATTCTTCTTCTCGATAACACCGCGACCGATCAGAACGTCTTTCTTGGTTACTTTGCCGTCACCACTTAGATCTTTCATAACATAACTCCTTCAGTTATCAAAACACTCTTACCAAGCCACCACTGGCTTTCCAGTTAATACGCTTCGAAGACTTCTTCTTTTTCGCCGCGGACGTACACTGTGCCATCGTTGGACGACAAGCTGGGTAACTCTTGCGCTTTTCGCCCTTCTGACGACCACAGGGCTTGCCTGTCTTACAGTCAACCCAACCCTTCCCGTCATTCTGGGAAAACCATTTGCGTAATGAGTTGTCCTTCTTCGCCATCAGTAGTTATTCGTCTCTTTACGACGCCCCTCTATAACTCCGCCGCAGCCGTAAGCAATATAGCCGCCGTCCTTCATCTTCTTCTTTACAGGGCGCTTACGTTTCTTAGAAGATTCGCCCCAGTTGTCGGCTCCCACCTTTCGACACTTGGCTACCGCTCCGCTTGCGTATGCGCTGGGCCACACCTTGTACCGAGCTTTGACCTTCTTGGCGCAGGCGTCGAGCTTTTTCTTTTTCTCGGCCATCAGTTGACCTCTCTGGCGGCTTGGATATTTGGAACGGCATCTGCCCACGGCCTATCATAACGTGCCTTTCTTGTTGTCAATTCATCAACAGCTTCGACTAAGTGATCTAGCTTTACATTTATCACTTCAGTTCGTTTGTCTACGGCGATCAAAGTAGAAACCATCCACACAATCCCAGCAGTGCAAAGTGTAACCGCGCCGCCCCAGAAAATAAGCTGTACGTTCTTGTCCATGTTTCTACCACATCTTGCACGACCAGTATCTGGCCGATAGTTTATCTAACTTCTTCGTATCACATCCATGCCGCGCACGGAAAGACTTCCTGCGCTTGGGATCCGACTTCTTGATCTTCATGTTCGCATCGCCAAAACGAATAATCTTCTCCTTGCCGTCCTTACAGGCCTTCACAACAGACTTCTTGCCGCCAGAAATCTGACGCTTTGGCTTGTTGCATTTCATTTTGGACTTGTCGATCTTAGGCATCAGAGTGGTCCCGCGTTTTGAATGTAAACAAATTCCATTGACGCAGAAACATCAAAGCTAACAGATCCAGAGGAAGAAAACGCCCTCATTTCTAAGTCTGTTTTTTCTGTGAACCTTAATGGAAAAGTATAAAATTGTTCGTGCGCGCCATCTGTAATAGTAAATCTTTCTTTTATTTGAAACACTTCTCCATAGGGTCTAGCAACAAGACTAGCACTCAGAACAGCAGGTGTCTGAGTTGATGTTCCTGTGGACAAAGACATCTTTGTAAGAAATGCTGTATATCCTGCGGGAACTGTCCAAAGACTCATTAATGTTTGGTTATCTCCATCGCCGTTAATAAGAAGATAAATGTTAGCAGGAACTCCAGAAGTTACTGTTCCTGTACCAGCGTAGATTATACCAGCATTTACACCACCACTACCCGCGCTCCGAACAAGACCGCGATTTATCCGAAAGTACGATTTTGTGGTGTTAACAGCAGTTTGCCCATTCAATGTGACAACTTCGTTTATTTCGTTGTAATCACCATCTAGGCCAAAAATTTCAACCGTTCTTGCCCCAGTACCTGCGGCAGTGTCGTCAGTCGAACTGCTTGATATAGTCATTACCGTAGCTGATGCGGGGTAGGAATACAAACCACCTTGTTCCCAGATGGTTGCTTTTGTGTCTTCAACATTGCTGTTGTAACCAAACTTAAACACAGTTTTGTGCCCAGGGATTTGACCCCTGGACACCTGGAGCTCAAATGGCTCAGATGTTCCGACCTGTGATATGGAGCGGATATCGTAAGCCACGGGACCCCCTAAGACAAAATAATTGTCAGTTGGTTTGCGGCCCCTGTAAAGGCCGAGACATAAACACCTTCAGAGGCAATGATGCCATCGTCAGGAATGTTCATGACATGGTGCCCCGTAGGAAACGTCTGCGTGAGCAAAGTGCTCCCAGATGCGCCACCGTTTTTAAGAGTGAACGCGCCCGCTGCGGCAGCATATATAACTACCTGACGGAGACGAGAACGAGTAGGCCCAACAATCGCAGCCGTTGTGCCTTGAACCCAATTATATGCGGTTACTGGACCTGCCATTTAAGTTCTCCTATTAGCTAAGTGCTGCGCCTACAGCAGTTACCCAAGCAGCGCCTGTGTTGATAACAATGCAATATTCGTTGTTGCCTGCGCCATTGTCGCTAACCATGTAAACTGTTCCAACAGCAACGTCACCGAAAGCTGGCAAGTTTGCAGTTGTAACTACAGGTATTTGAAAACCGTTGTTCGAACGAACGGGGCCTGAAAAAGTTGATAGAGCCATGTGAATCTCCTGTCGTGGCTAATGTCAGCCGCACCATGCGACTGTCAGGGATGCCTAAACAATACAGAAGAATAAAACAAAAAGAAAGGGGCAACCGAAGTTGCCCCCCAAGATACAAACTGTATCTATTCTTAGGCTGCGCCTGGTGAACCAAACACGGCACGAGGATCGCTAAAGCCGAAGCTATAACGCTCACGCGCTTTGAAGCGCATGTTACCTGTGTCGAAGTCAGATTCCATGTTGGTGGACATTGGAGTCCGCTCAAAGTGGACGAAACCACGAGGTGCGTCTGTCTTGATGAAGAACGCATCTGGATCTGTAAGGAAGTCGTTGACGGCATAGCCTTCAGGCAACATCCCCATAGAACGGATTGCGTTAGTATCGTTGTCCGCTGTACCAACACGCAAGTTGGAAACCATCAAACGCTCTGCAACGAATTGCAGCTGACGTGGGAGGATCAACTTCATGCCGCGTAACGCAACTTTAAGACCACGCTCGTCAACAAAACCTGCGATGTTGATCAAAGCATCTTCGAGAGATGTTTCGTTCAAATCCGCAGCTACTGCTGGTTCGTTGGCAAACGTACCACCGGAAGTAAGTGGGTGGTTAGTTGCACACAAAGCAACTCCGTCACCGCCAGCAGATGCGCCAGCAGTAAAGGCATTGTTAAGAACTGCAGCAGCCTTAACTTGCTTTGAGTGTGCCATTGAACGAGCCAACGCACGGGTGTAACGCGAACCAAGACGATCATAGAGATTGTCTTCGATAGCTTCCTCAGTGATTGAGAATGCCAGCGCCACTGTTTCGTGGTTGTAACGAGCAGTGTATGCTTCGTTAGCGTCGTCAAAGTTAATTGCACCACCTTCCGATTTGGTCGGTGCTGCGCCGAAACCAGACAACATAACTTCCTCTTCGAATGCTCGATCAGAAGACTCTGTTGTAAAGATCTCTGCGTGTTGGTTTTCGTACCGGGAGTACTCCATACCAAACAGCGCATTGAGGCCTGGTTCTAGCTCTTTCGCTAGTTGTGCGCGTGAAATAGCCATTTGTTAGACCTCCTTATACGCCTGTGTTCGCTACTGTACCAGCAACAATAGCACCGTTTCCGGAGTTAAAGCTGTTGTTCAGTCGAACGATTACGGGGATACCAGCCGCTGTGAAGTCTTGGTTTTCAGGATCGTCCTGAATACCGACAATGCGCAACTGAAGCGCAGCGGTGGTGGCGATTGTGCTGACACCCAACGTAGCAGAAGAAATACCAGTGGACGAAACGCCACTTGTAGCCGCTGCAAAGTTCGCATTAGCAAACACATGACCGCGAGCAGTAGCTTCGCTTGTGAGCGATGCACTGGATGCGATTACAAATGTTTGATTTGGGTTGTCATAGACAAAGGCTTTGATGGGATAATTAGAATCCGCACCCGAACCAGGCCATTGGTTAGAGAAAATCTTTTCACCAGTAGTAGACGAAACGTATTCACATCCCCAGAAAACACCGAGAAGACCCACAGTGCCCCCTGCAGCCGCGCCAACAATGTCAATAAAGCCAGTTGAAAGCGGGATAACAGGAGAACCTTGATAGATCGCGTTAGAGTTTCCGGAAGCAATACGATATTCGGTTGTACCAGTGGTGTTTGCGCCAGAACCCTGGACGCCAACCGGACGTAGTCCGAATGCACCGTTAGTATTTGCCATCGTAGCAATCCTTTTTCAATTACTCGGAGTCGCGACCGCGACCACCGAAAGTTACACGACTTTGCCGATTGTTCTGAATCGGCATTGAAGGATGTTGTTCCTTCATCAGGTCCTGATCTACAGCAGTCATCTGTTCGCGGGTTCTGCCCCCGTAATATGCAGTTCGTTCTGCTACTGTTTCTTCAGGTATACGGCACAGCATCAGTCCGCCTTGTCCGATAATGCCCTCATATCGACCATCGTCAATAGTAGGAGCTTCGTAGTTGGGGTACTCGTCCTTACGAACTGGTTCCCAACCTTCACGCAACTTAGCGTTTACGTTCATCTTGTCTTCTTCGCCGCGCATTGCGACTCGAATCCATCGATGCACGAACCCATCAGGTGCGGGCGGTGCGGAAAGGTGACTGGGCGGTGCCCATGGTTTTCTGCGCGTTTCTGTATCGCGGGTTTCGCTTGCGCGAGGTTTTCTATCAGCCATGTTATTACTCCTTCACATACTTGGCGTATTCTTCAAGAGGTACGCCTAGCTTCTTAGCAATCGCTACTTGTGAATGCGTCAGCTTGACCGACCTGCGCCCCTGTTTAGTGCTGCGGGATGCGGAGTTACCTGCAGAAGCGACCTGGCTTCCTCCACCCGATTTCTTAGCCGTCTGAAATTTATGCGGAAACTCCGCACGAATACGACGATCAACCTCAGTATAGTACTCATCGCTGCTTGGGTCAAACCCTTCATCATCGGTGAGTTGACTGTGCAAAGCAAATGCCGCCGCAGTCATAACCTTGTCCTTGCCAAACCAATCGTTTTTTGTGGCCCAATCTTGAGCACGAGGATCAGCTTGCTGTTGCTGTTGTACAGGGTTTTGTACAGGCTGTTGCTGTTGCTGCTGCTGCTGAACCTGGACCTTAGCCTGTTCTACACGAGCTTTTGCAGTGTTATATCGCTGTGTTTCTATCGCGATATTAGAAAGAGCCTGTTGAGCCTCCAACATCCTATCCGTGTCGCCCGCTTCGTAGGCTTCTTTGTAGGCACGTTTGGCTGCGTCAGTTTGAGATTCAATCCGAGTCCCATACTCACTTAGATAACCTGTGTCCAAAGCCTGGACCCGGCTCTTGAGTTTCTTGTTTTCCTCAAGAAGTTGCGTAGAAACACGGACGGCTTCAGCCTTGTCCCGCTCTTCTTGACGATACTTCTCCGTGAGTTTCTTAATTCGATTCTGTACGCCCTTGCTGTAAGAATCTAACTCACTTTCTTCGGGAGCGGAGGCAACAGAAGTTTTCTCTTCTTCTTGCTGCTCCGGTTCCTCAACTACAATATCTTGTTCTTCATCAGACATAACCTGTCCCCCTATATATGCTTTACGTCGTCAGGCTCTAGTAGAGTAGCGATAACCTCGTCATCATTAATGATGCGGACCTCGCCTCCATCGATCTTAAATCGAGAGCCAGAATAACGACCGATACAAACCCACTGACCTTCTTTACACCACGGCTGGCCCTCGGGGCCAAACTTGTCGGGATCTTTGTATGCCAGGGGTCCGAGCTTCATCACATAAGCTACAACTGTAGCCACAGATTCACGTTCCCGAATCTCGTCGGGAATGTAGAGACCACTCGATGTCTTTTCTTTGCCTTGATACGGCATGACTAAAACCCGCCAACCTGTCGGCTGCGGGAGACGTTCGAGTAGCGGTTTGTCTAAAAGGGACGGGTCTAGTACCCGTTCTTTAGCGTCAACATATGCGCTTTTCAAAGAACTAGAATCGGCAGATGCCTCTTTCTTTTCTTTGTTAATTTTCTGCGCAACGTGGTCAGGAAGATATAAGGTCTTCGACATCGTCTACGTTTCTCTCCAGCAGGGACTTGATTTCTTCACGCGCGAAAGAGAGTCCCCGTATCTCCCCCACAGACATTTTGTACTGTTCCCAATCTTTAACAGCACCGCTTGCAAGAGCAGCAGAGATATCTTTCTCCCGCTCTTCAAGTTTCTTATACATGTACTTTGCCCAATCGACAACATCCATTATAAGTTATCCTTATATTCCCCTTGTAGGTCGGATGTGATAGGACCACCTTCCACCCACTCGTTGCATGTGTTCTCACTACTACACACGAACTTGAGCAGTTGGCAATACCCTGTGTCGCCAGACTCGTCACCAATACACTCCATGATGTTTTCGGACTGGTTATACATGCCGCAAGATCCGCAACTCTCATCATTGCGAAAAGCGACCGAACTGTTGGGCTCCCTGTACCCGTACTCGTACTCCGCTATGTCCATGTTTTCCATGTTCATGTCGGCGTCTTGGGTAGGAAGAGGACAAGAGTTGCCCTCTTCAGTCTCTTCCATCGTATCGACAGGCATGCCGTCTGGAAGGATGCTGATCATAATTGTAGGCATTAGTAACACTTCCCTCGTTTGCCGCTGTCACGGACATCACCCTGGCGAACTTCTCCGCCCATCATAAAGTTTTGAGTGTCTTCTGTGCGACGCTTCGCTTCTCTGTTTCCGCGAGAAACCGCATCGGCCTCGTCACGCTCCGTCACATAAATACCATCAGGGCTGCTGGTGCTAACCTCTCCAACCCCGTAAATAGAGTTGTTTAAATCTTTAGGCCGGGCCCTTGGACGAAGGGATTTCTTTGGTGCGGGCATTATACTTCTCCTATTCCATGATCTCAAAGTGAGGCGCATCGATAAATGGACGACGGCCCTGCGAACGACGTAAGTCTACATACTCGTTCATAGCTTCTTCCGCCGTGCCTTCATAGGCCCCAAAGTCATCGATGTGCCAAGCCGCACCCCAACGAATCTTAACGCCGCAATCCTTGGCGGCAGCTTTCATAGCGTCGGCAATCTCATCATAGAGATTGAGTTCCCATCTGCCCCCATCAATATATGCCATTAAATCAACGGCATAACCACCCAGGTGCTTGCTTTTCATAGTCTGGCTTGCACCTTTAGCGACCAAGGCTTCCTGCTCCTTGCGGGTCCTAAGACCACAGATCACACTAAAGTCTTGCTCACTGATCCCAATAGCCATGCGGACAACGGCTTGTAAGGAAGGATCAACCCCCTCTAGACGTTCGTTGCTGCGGTTTCCCAGTTTGTATGTCATTCCATACCACCTTTCATATCCATGATCCCATTGTGGTCACGGCTAATATACTTCAAATCGTTTTCGATTAAAGCCACACGTTGCTGCAACTGCGTCACCTGACCAATAGAATTAGCTAAGTTAGCCAACTCATCCCAAATTTCTTCAATCTCATCGAAAGCATATTCTAATTCCATAGCGTTGTCTTGAACGTCCCGCTTCAGGTTCACGTTGTCCTCAATCGCCATCTTGGAACTGATCTGGCCTACAGTCTCTTCCAGACTCGCAATCGTAGCCGCCTGCTGTGATACCCACCAGACACCCGCCGCTAACTGCACGGCCATAGCTGCCACAAGGGCTACAGGTAACTTGAGGTTTTCCATTACTTCCTCTTAAACAAAGCCTGCGCACCGCGCACACCGAAGCTGGCGCTTATCGCGATACCTAACGAATAAAAATACCAGTCCGGCGCTTTGTTAAGCTGCTCAAACCCACGATCTACCCAGCCCTCTGCGCCAGGGATGAAAGCTAAAATCAACGGGATAGACAGAACAATAACAAACCATTCGTCTTTCCAAGAGGACTTCGCACCCTCTGCCATGATGCGCTCCCAGTCGGCAACGCTCGTGTGCTCCGACAGCATTATCTTAGCCTTGGCTTCCGCCTCGGTTAGCTTGAGCTTGGCCTCTGCGGCCTGCTTAGTAGTCTTTGCGTCCAGCCATCCGCCAGCAAGACTAGCGATCGGACCTATCAGAGCTTGAAGCATTATTCTTACTCTCCATTGCGTTAAAACCAAAATATGCAGCGGCTATGCCGGATGCACCAATCACATACACAGCGGCAATCTCCGCCATCAACTTCGCCGCTGTCTCTAAGCCCGTCATAGAGGCCACTAGAATGACGAAAGGGTATAGAATCATACCTGACAGCGCAAACCAAGTCATGCGCCTCTGCGCGTCTCTCTTGGCGTCTGCGTCTTCCATGCGGCGGCGACGGTCCTCTAGCATTATCTCATGCTCAACCGGATCAATCTTGCCATTTCCGTTCAGATCGTACTCATTCGGCATCTTCTAAACTCCTTGCGTATTCTACAGCATATCGTTTGTGGTGAGTTATTATAACAACTTTTCCATCTTTGTCATATACAACGTAATCTCCACGCTTATTTCGGTATAACCTCAAAACAATACACCGTTGTTTGGCTTGTAGTTATCAAGACTTTTGCATCCTCAAGAGCTTCTCTACACTCGTTTT